TGTGGCTCACACGTGTATACACGTGTACGGCAGACCCGCACCCTCAGCCTGACCTTCGGATGTAGCACACGGAAGAAACCGGATGCCACATCGTCAGGCACATTACTGAAAGGAGAATTAGCAGTCGACGTCGTTTGCTCTTGACGAGAGCAGAAGTACAGCATCGCAGCTTTAGCTGTATCGAAGCTGACTTTGTCTTCATGACGATCTTTTGGACCGACATTAAGACAACGAACCCAGTAAAAATGCGTCGCCCCACGAAGATCTGTTTTTATAAAAGATCTTAAGGCGCCTGACTCATCGTTCCTAATCAACCACCGGTCATCAGTCGAATAAGGGCCGCAAAGCTCTTTTCGCACAATAGCCGGAAGATTGGAAAAAACGACTCGCCAGGCAGAGAAATAACGGTGATCGAGGTAATGACCACCGCCACGCTCAAGCGCATGCCGCCAAATTCGATTCGCAATCCGAATTTGCGTCTGGACGTCGGAACCTTCCTTTTTGATATAGAAAGGTTCAACTGCCTTACCAAAGAAATAATCAGTTCCACAACTTTCACGGAAACCTCCTTGCCAAAATGACTTGTCAGTGTTAAACTGGAAGCCACATAGCTCGAAGATTCCCATTATGGTAGGAACGGACCACGTCGGAACGATAAGATCGTCGCCAAAAACGCTAACGCGAGTTAAGCGCCCATTGGCAAAGATCCGCATCGTGGCTGTACTAAGAGCGAAGAAGATGAGACTTTCTAGCTCGAAGGTATAACCATTGCCCATACTGGAGAACTTCTCTAGTTGGACAACCTCGTCGCTATCGGCCAGAGTTAAAGCATCAACTCGAGTCATAGCAAGAGCATGAAACCACCTAGGTGGTAGTAACTGCTCAACAAGGCGATAGCAAACGGTATCACTCGCTGCTCTTAAGTCAAGAGTAGCAAGCGATCCGTCAAACGATCCTCGGCGCGCAAGTTTCTGGTTCTTTTCTTGCGAGTTTAAGTTCAAACCCGCAGATCTTAACCTTTCTCTGATCATACTACCTATACCAAGCTGAAGGAGTAAATTCCCTCCAGGTTGGATTTCGATAGATCGATCAGTCTTGGCATTCTTTGGAACATAGGTCTGCATACCGCTCTCACGAATAGCGATCTCTCGATCTCTTCGGATTGCGGCCCAGCAGGGGCTCGATGTAACCAAAGCCTCTACTAGTGGCTTTGCCCTTGGTGTAGAACCAAGAGAGCCTTCCAGCTTATCGTAGACGAGTCGCGAGGACTCCCCGGCAGTTACACCGGGACCGAAGCGACACTTCTCGAACCACTCTTCACAGGAGAACTCACCTAAGATATCATAACATAAGAGCCTAGCGAGGTGAAATACCTCGTTGAAGACTCCGGCCGAAGCCCAAAATGCCTGATTGGCAAGCCTCCGGTTGGAGAGCCGACATTGTTCCTCAGCAGCAACCCACGCTTGTTTTGCAACTTGGCGTGTGTCGGATACCCCGTCAAAGGGATATTTGCTTAGCATTCGACTGACTTGATAGTCTGTCATGAATGCATGAGGTCCTCTCCCGACCTTAAGAATCTTCTCGCCGATTTCGTCGAGATAATTCATGGGGTCGACCTTTAAATTAATAAGTTCCTCTGGGCTAGATAAACTAGCGCCAAGGGAGAAAGGAGTCGGATTAGAGGCACAGAAGGACTGCAGGATGCGAAGTACTGGTAAATCTTTACGCCACGTTTTCACAACGTGGCTAAGCGCTGCCTTTCGCAAGGCGTGCTTGCCTCTTTTAGAGGACTTTCCAGTATGGCGATGCTCAGTACGAGACATGGTAATACCCTTTCGAG